CTCAATTTCCCGCTAAACCCATTTTCTAACCCTATATAAGGCAAACATATGAAAAAAGCTCCACATCAAATAATTGGCTATATAAGAAATCCTGAAACATGGAACCCGACTGCGTTTGAAACGCTGATTCGCAATGAGGTTGAGACGGTCAAAGGCAAACTGAGTTCAACTGAGGAACTCTTGGTTGGTATGTTGGTGATGACCATGCAAACCTTGATTGAGTCGCATACAGCGATTTTGGGTGATGGGTATATTCAGCAATTTAATGCTGGCCCTGCTATGTCGCCTCACTTAAAAGTCAGGACTGAGTGCTTGGATAAGATTGTCAAGATAATTAAGGAATTAGATATTTTGGCAAAGAAAGTCAAACAGGTTTCAGAAGTAGATGAGTTATTCGCCAACGCTTGAAAAAGCCTTTCAATATGCCATAAGCGTCACCCGTGGGGATATTCTGGCTTGTGAGGACATCAAACTCACTTGCCAGCGGTTTCTCGACATGGTGGAGCGCAAGGACGCACCATATGAGTTTGTGGCGGCAAAGGTTGAGCATGTCTTAAAGTTCATTAAGTTTTGTAAGCATGTCAAAGGCCCTGATGCGGGTAAGTCAATTCAGTTGGAACCATTCCAAGTTTTATTCCTTGCTGGCATCTACGGGTTTAGGGACAAAAAAGATCATTCAATCCGCTGGACAACAGACGTTATTTTCTTTGTTCCGAGGAAGTCAGGTAAAACCACCCTGGCATCTGTTATCGCTTTATTTGAGCTTCAGTTTGGAGACGCTGGTGCTGAAGTCTTTACTTTGGCGACTAACCGAGATCAAGCCTCGATTTGCTTTGATTCGTCTAAAGCCATCATTGAAGGCATGGTTCCCGAGTTAGCGTCCAAGTATGTGGTTTACCGCAGTGAGCTTAAAAAGTTCGGGGACTCTACGTCTACTTATCGGGCATTGTCTCGGGAAAACCGAAAGACGGGTGACGGTAAAAACCCGTCCGTGGCGATGATTGATGAGGCAGCGCAGATCACAGAAAGGTCGTCAATTGAGGTTTTGCACTCAGGTATGGGTGCGCGTAAAAACCCTTTGAGGATTTACTTGACCACAGCGAGTTTTACCAAAGAGACAAAGTTCTATGAGGATTTAAATCACTTTAGGAGCGTTTTAAGAGGCGCAGCCGATGACAATTACCGCTGGTTTGGGTTACTGTATAGCATCGACACAGGGGACAATTGGGCAGACCCGACTATTTGGGGCAAAGCCAATCCGATGTTGGGGGTTTCGGTAACGACAGACCATATTCAGCATATGGCAACCGAGGCATCGGCAAAGCCTGCAAGCCTTAATGAGTTTTTGTGCAAGCAATTAAATATCTATGTTTCGTCTAATAGTGCTTGGATTGACCGCAGATATTGGGATGAGTCAGTAGCTGACAAACCAGAGGCTAAACCCGAGTCCACTTTTATCGGTTTTGACTTGGCGCACACCCGAGATTTAAATGCGGTGGTGACCATGCACCGATATGCCGAGGAAGATTTTTATGCAGAATTTCAGTTTTTCCTGCCCGAGGAATCATTAGAATTTATCCCAAACCACTATAAATCAATCTACCAACAAGCCCATAAAAGCGGGATTTTGAAGTTAACCCCAGGCAACGTGATCGATCTAAATGAGGTGGAATCCTATATTAAACAGCAATGCGCCAAGCATGATGTTAAGGAAATTGGGTATGACCCCTATAACTCTGCTGCTTTGGTCGCCAATCTTTATGCTGAGGGTTTACCCGTAAAGAAGGTTGGACAAGGAATGGCGGTATTGTCTAATCCGTCTAAAACGACCGAACAGTTGATATTAAAGAAAGCAATTAAACATGATGGCAATCCGTTTATTGGGTGGCAAATATCAAACAGTTCTTGTTATGTGGATGTAAACGGTAACGTAAAAATCAGAAAGAATGAAGCAGACCCAAGCGCTAAAGTGGATGGAGTGATTGCAATGATTATGGCTATGCACTGCCATTTAGATAATGTGTACGTTAGCGAATCGTTTGGTTTCCGGTTGTTTTAGTGGTAATATGTAGCGAAACCGGAGCAAAACATGGGTATTCTGGATATTTTCAAAAGCAAGAAAGACTCTAAAAAAGAGTCGAATACGCTGTTCGGCCAGACTCAGTTGGGCAACCAAATCGTTCGCCAATCACAGGGTGGACAACAAGGCTCGGCTTTTCAACTTTTATATGTCACAACGTCCAGCGTCACAAATGCAGGGCGCATTGTGGACATGTCGGTGCTTTCACGAAACAGCACCATCATGTCATGTGTGGGTGTTAAGGCTCGTGCCTTGGCGCAGTGTTCTCTGTCCATTATGTACAAGACAGATGACGGGACATTTGAGGATGTTTTAAAGTCTGATAAGGCGGGAACACGGGACAAAACAAAGGCAAAGCAGGTTCTTAACCTTCTACAAGAGCCTAATAATTTCCAAAATCAGTACGAATTCTGGTATCAATGGGTGATGTGGCATGAGCTGGCGGGTGAAACCTTCACCCTGTTATTGCGTAAAGATAACAAAGACGCAATGCAAACGCCGATTGAGATGTACAACTTGGACGCTACGCTCATCACCGTCCAAATGACACCTTTAAGGTATCCAACTTATCGGATGTCTACCCCGACCTACGGGTTTAACAAAGACGAGCCACTGGCAGCGCATCAGGTTATCCATATCACCGAAGCCCCGTGGCAAGGTTCAGCAGGTTTTAACAAAGGTATCTTGGCGACTGAATTGGTAGCCTTGGACACCGATATTGACCTGTATGCAAACTACGTCATGCAAAACGGCGCTAAACCCTCTGGGTTGTTTAAAACCGATCAAGTCATCCCAGATGCTAAATATAAAGAAATCGCCGCACGATTAAAAGAAGCGTGGGCAAGCATGACGGGTTCTAAACCGACTGACCAGAGTAAGCCTGGACAAGGGATGCTCTTAGATCAGGGCATGACGTTTGAGACTGTCAAAATGCTGACGCTACAAGACGCTGATGCTGCCAAGCTGAAAGAACAAACCACCAACCGGATTTGTGCTTTATTCGGTGTACCGCCTCAGATGCTAGGTTTAGCCTCGGGCAAGTTTAATAATACTCAGACGCTTTTGGATGAGTTTTATAAAACCAGTATGTACCCGATGATTATTAACATCGAGCAGAAGTTTAAACAGCAACTCCTTAAGGGTTATCCTAACCTTTCAATCCGGTTTGACACTAAGGATTTTCTCAAAGGCGCAGCATTAGACCAGATGAATTTTGTAACCGCAGGTGTAGCGGCGGGTATTTTTACGCCAAACGAGGCGCGAGAATATTTAAATGTGCCTAAAATTGATGGCGCAGATCAACTCTTAAACACCGACCCAAGCGCGATTTCCTCGGATAATATCCCCGTTGGCACAAAAACCGCCAAGATTATCCCAGGCACATCCCCGCAAGACACGGGTGGCGGCGGTGGTAATCAGACCCGTAAAATGAATATCGGCAAATGAACTTGTACAGAAAAATTGCGGCATTGCAATTGATTAAAAGCAATGTTAAAGTGCCGGTGGTGGACGATATGCTTACAATACAAGACAATAACCAAGCAATCCACAATGGGGTAATCCATGAAACAAGTGCAAGTGATTTGCGAAGCCAAGCTGAGCCTCAACGAAAAGGTCGGAAAAAATCCAAGCGGCAAAATTAGCGCAAGAGTTACCACTTGGGGCGCACGAGAAGGCGCAGACGGTCGCAAATTTAACTATCAGCCAGAAGGCTTTATGGAATGGTGTGAATCATTCAATAAATCTGGCGCACCGCTTCCAATGTTCCTGAATCACAACGACATGGGTATGCCAGTCGGTGAGTGGACAGAGTTTAATTTTGACGCATCAGGCATGACCGCAGAAGGAAAACTTTTCCTTAACACTGTTGGCGGCTCCGATCTCTATAACGTCCTCAAAGAATCCCCTAATCTGTTTGGCGGTGTCTCTGTTGGCGCATACGCTGACGAAGCCCGTTATGTTGACGCTAATGGCGACCCAATGGTTAGCGGCGATGATGATGACGATGAATCCTATTTCCAAATCACCAAAGGCGGTTTGCGTGAAGTGTCGGTGGTGATGTACCCCAACAACCCCGCCGCAGAGGTGATGAATTTGGAATGTTTTACAGCCGAGGGACAACCTAACCCTCGCAAGATCGAGAAGGTTCTGCGTGAGGCAGGTCTTTCACGTAAAGATGCGACCACCGCATCTTCAATACTCAAAAAGCTGATTGAACAACGAGATGTTGCCAAGCTAGTAATTGAGGAAACCCCAAAGCCGAGCGACTCTGGTGCGGTGGTCGAAGCCGAAGCAATCTTAAAAGCCCTTGAGGAACGAGAATTGCTAAAAGCATTATCTAAACGTGTTAAAGGATAAACAAATGTCTATCGAAAAAATCATTGAAAAAGTTGATGCGATTGAATCGCAAAACATGGCTAAGATCGAAGAAATCAAAGCCGAAGCAGTAGCTAAAGTGGAAGAAGCAAAAGCCGAATTCGCTGAGAAAGTTGTTGCTTTGGAAGCTAAGATTTCCGAGCTCAATAGCGTGGCTTTCATCAAACCCGCCAAGACTGTGCGCCAAGACGTTAACAAAAACGTTAAAGAGCAATTGTCTAAGTTCATCAAAAAAGGCAAGTTCGAAAAAGAACTGCAAATCTTTGCTGATGATTCCCAATATGCCGCATACCTGAACGAAGCCTCTGCTTTGACTGGCGGCGGTTCAGGTGTTGGTGGTCGTACCGCTTATGACCCTGTGTTCCACAAGCTGCGTTTGGTTAACCCAATGCGCGG